TCGGGTCCATACACGCCCGAAGTTTCAGTTTCGAATTCAAACATCCAGCGTGTGCCAGTCTGATCTGGTATAGGGTCCGAAAGGTCAAACAACTGTGTACGCAGACTTAGTATTTGTGTGATTGTTTCCCAATTGCGTTGTTGATTACGACTGCGATTCCAGGATTCTGTATCATGTATTAGTTGTCCAGCACGATCACGAAATGGTATTCGACTCAGTTTGTAATGTCCAGTGACACCAGTGGCCGTGATGTCAAACAGGGTCTGGCAGGCAAATTTCATTCGGGTCTCCGGCCGAGTTCGTAGAGTATTTCCACTTGCTCGCACAAACGGTCAAGCTCGGCGTTGTGCTGTCGAGCTTGAAAAATTTCAACCCAGCGTTTTGACCGTTCTAGATCTCTGAGTTCTTGTTGCAGTTTGGGATCTTGCCAGTGCAGTTCTCGTTTATTAGAACCTGAGTTACGAGCATACACAGTCCTGCCACCGTCAGGGCTTTCGAATACTGTTAGTTCTGTTATTTTGCTGACCATCATGATCTATTATTTAAGTCGTTGCAACAACACCCACAATAAAGTCAACAAAAAACCCGCCGAAGCGGGTTTTTGTAATACAAAGTTTAATTAAATTAAACGTCTGTGAATGTTGCAGAACCAGCAACGTTGGCTGTTGGAACACCGATTGCAGCGTTGGCTGTTTGAACAGCAGCAACGAACACAGAAGTGTTAGCAAATGCGCCAACTGGATACACAGCAAAGTTAATAACTGCTGGGTTAGGACCAACTTGAGCAATAGCCACTGTGGCTGTCTGTTGAACAGCTTGGATAACGTTGGCAACGTAACCATTAACACCACCTTGTGTGGCCAAACTTGCATTAGCTGTAACGCTGAAGAAGTCTAACTTGGGACCAGCTGGGTTAAAAGGACCTTGAGCAGCAATGTTTGCTGTTTGTGCAATAGAGCCATTAAGAACGTCTGTTGCAAATACTGGTTGTGAACCACCAGAAACTTTAGTAATATAAGCCATTTTGAATCTCCTTAGTATATGACCACATTGGGTCTACTTTTATTTATACCTTTTGGCTAAAATCAGGAGTTAGCTGCCAATTCAGGATTGTTTATTTGGCGATTGGCTGCGGTAAATCCACCAGCAAGACGATTTACAGCCTTGGCCATGCCGGCAGTGGTGGCCATTACCCAGCCTTCCTGACCCGGGTGCTGTAGATCCAACTGCTGTAGCACATCCATCTTGATGTCGTGTAACAGGCCCCAGGCAGTGAATGCCGCAGTCATACCTGCCAAATTGCTACGAGGACTCTGTAAATATTCCACAATGTTTCGAAACTTTTTAGGTGTAACACGCTGTTGCAACCAAGGTCCAAAATCGTCCAGTAAATTATCAAAACCAGTGCCCACACGACTGTTGATGTAGTCTATGCATAACTTGGGCAAGTCAGTGATCTGTAATGCACGAAGTTCTGTGGGATTAAACAGTTGATCAATGGCAGCACCTTGTGTGCTGTAAACAGTTTTAAGTTGTTGTGTTAGTTCTCGATTTGGTCGAACATTTTCCTTGGCATACACTGGCTCCAACAACAACAGTCCCGGAACCGAGTTGAATTTGACGTTGCCAATGGGTTCTTTGGCAGCGCCAGGTTCAGCATATCTAGTATGCATGGCAATGCCCACTTCACTGGCACCAATGCGCTGACCCACATCACTGCGGGCAGGAATTTTGTATTCTATGGTGTTGGGTGTAAACACATAGTTGCCAGCTTCCAACGGAGGAGTTGACATATACAGCAAATCGCCTTGTACAAATCCTCGATAGTTTTTAGGCACAGCAGCATCCAACAAGGGCCATAGACGATCATAGATGGGAGCAAGATCTTGAACTCTGGTAGCTGATTTGCCCAGTGCGGCTGCATCAGCGTCTCTGGCTGCCAAATGTTGACGAACTTGTCTGGGACTTGTAAACAAACCGTTGTACCCCCGGGCTGTAAATCCTGACACATCAGTTAAAATAAATGTTCCATTGGCATCTCGGCCAAAGATTAATGCTGGCTTGCCATCCCATTTGACTGTGGTGGTTTTGCCTGTGTCAGCGGCTGTGTGACGAACAATGTCCATGGCTTTTTTAATACCGGCACTGCCGTTGCGAAACACATAATCTTCCAAATGCTCAATGCCCTTGGCACGGCCACCTTGTACTTCGGCTTCCACAATGACCTGCATGCCTTGATTCACAATACGGTCACGCAGGCGAGCCAAGAAGTGCACTTCCGAAACTGGCTTGTAAAATTCAGCACTTTCCAAAAACGGCAGGCCTTCGCGAGCCATGTGAGAACGAAAGTCTGCCAATTTGGCTTCGCGTTGAGAATCTGTACTCAACGCTTGTAAGATTGTTTCTACACTGGCTAGGTCTTGACGTGTAGCAGTCTTGTTCAACAACAGCTTGGCCACTTGGTCTGGGTCATCTGTGATAATTCGGTTTGTGGTGCGGTCAGCAATGCCGGCTATTTGATTCAACTTGTAACCCAGGCTTTTGGCCATGCTGTTCATCAACACATTGCGCTCACGTCCTTTGTACTTGCTGTCAGCGGGTACAGCACCCAACACAAACTTTGACCATGCTACATTGTTCAACAACATAAAGTCTGTTTGAACATAGCCACGTGCAGGATTTCCAACAATGGGCGTGAGAAAATGTACCGCTGTGCCGGATTTTTTAACATAATCTTCGGGCCGGAGTCCGTGACTGGCTGCCCACTGCTTGAGTCTTGTTTCTAGCTGTTCTTTGGTAACCACATTGGCATCCACAGCAATGTCCAGATCACCCGAGGTATCTTTGATACCAGTGGACCCAAGGGTATTGCCCTGTAGATCCAACCCCGGTAACAGTTCTTCCAACCAGGCCAGTGTAGGTTTGACATCTGTTTGATTGATACGCTGTGTCAGGGCCTGGCCCTTGCTATTTTTAAAGACGTTGCCGCCTTCGAGTATATTCATAGACCTTGAAAACCCATTAGAATTAGCAAGCCATCTGCGGCTGGGTTGCCGGTGGATGTTACCTGAGTGTCACCGGACAACTTGGCGGCTGTTGCGCCAACGGTTGGTAATCCACTGACAAGTGCCGGAGTCAGCTGTTGTTTTAGTGCTTGTGCCATCCCGCGAGCACTTGACTGCGGATTATTACCAGTGGCAGTGGCAGTTGCACTTGGAGTCGGTGAACCTGCGCCACCGGTTCCGGGTGCAGTGGTTTGTGCCAATGCAGCTTGTTGAACCAGTTGTTTGAATAATTCTCGAGTGGGGTCTACAGCTTCGTTTGTAGGCGTTTTTGCAGTTTGCAGCCTGGGCACAGATGCCTCGGGCACTGTTGCCTTTAAGTTTGGGTTGTTGGGACTTGCTGTGTTAACTTTTCCACCAGCAGTTGTGGTTGCTGTTGCGCCGGTACTGGTTGCGGTTTGAGTACCAACAGCAGGACCTTGCCCAAGTTGAGAGGCCATTTGCCCAAATGCGCCTGCTGCGCCGGCAGCTGGTTGTGGAGCAGAAATCTTTTGGACCAAAGTGATAATTTTATCTTTGTTGATAACATTGGGCAGATACATTCCACCTAGTAGATTTTTATTAACAAACGCCATTAGTTGTTTTTCGTAGTCGCCATTTTGTCTAGCATCCGGATCGACTTTTAACAGTTGCCCCTCGTAGCTTTTCCAAGAGCGATATGCCTTGTCGGCCATGGCATTGATTTTTTGCCCTTGTTGACCAGCGGAGTAACTGGCAGCTACATCTTTAAAAGGCGAGGCCACTGCTTGACCTGCGCCCTTGACTGCAGATACTCCTTTGCTCACTACACTACCAATGGTGTCAGTGATACCTTCGTTCAATCGAGGTTGTGTTAGTTCATGTATTTGCATCTGTTCGTCTCACTGTGCGGGTAAATTTGCCCGGATCACGCTGACTGATGGCATTGATCAATTTGCGCTGTAGATTTTGAGCATCCTCAACTGCGTAAGTCGAGTCGATCTGCTCCAACAAGCGTATGGCGCTGGCTATCACATTAGATGCACGGTTTTCAATCACATGGCGCTGGTCGCGCTCAATGTACATTGCGTCTAGTTCTTCTAATAGGCTACGAGTTTTTTTCTGCATGATCGACAGATCCTTTGACTTATTTATTTTTATTTTAACTAAAAATCAATTAGTTTAGACCAGATCTCCCGGCGGTCAGGATTGTACGAAATCCAAGTTTCTGCATTTATGCGACGAGTTAATTCTGTTAACCTGACAGGATTTGGTTGAACCGGCATGTACGGCAACAGTTTTTCTATTACCCACTGCATGTGAACTGGCGGACTGGGTTGTATTTCTCTTTGTCGTATTTTTAAAAAACAATGTTGATTTGAATAAGAACTCATATCAGTATCTATCCAACATGCACTTTGCAAATCTGTCCATTGTTGTGGTGTAAAATTTAAACTGTATGTGGAGAAATGCACAGCAGAAAATGCCAATAGTTTTGTAATTAAATAAATTGTATTAAAATTTCTATGTTGATCTTGCTGTGGTTGAATGTAATATTGATGATAATGTTGTACGGTTTCTTGAGCACTGGCACTGCTCAACCACCAGGTTTGGTCATCTAAGGCAACCCTATTAAAATGATAAACTTTGTCTGAATCGATTATATGATCCCAAGAATTATCCTCTATTAGTTTGTCTAGTCGTCCATTGGGTGCCCATTGTATCAAAAACATAGCATCAGGATTTTTTCTATACTCCTTTATTATTGACGAACTAATAAATTCGTTACCGGCACCAACAGCTCCGTGATTACTGAATTCCACAGTCGGATATAAGGCTGCAACAATAGCCGGCCATTCCGGCCATATATGATTTGCTGCATATCCGTCACCAAAACAGCAAATTTTATTCATAGATGTAGTATTTGTTTAAGTTAACTTCTGTTTCGGCTTCATGAAATCTCAAAAAAGGATCGCTATTCCAGATATTGTTATCATATAAAAAATAATTAATCGATTTCCACCTATCCATATGTTTGCTAACATCTTGATACTGCGTTAATTTTGAAAATTCAAAAGAGGACTCAACGATTTCAGAAAACTCAATATTGACAATATTTTTACCACTAAGTGGCATAAACGGAATCAAATAATTTTTAGCTGTTTCTTTTTCTTTATCAATGCGATCTTGGCCAGAGACTGCGGTCCAAGGTGTTGACTTAGAATAATAATGATAATAAGCTCGCGTCCATCGATACAATTTGCTTCTGCAAGTAGTTGTAGTAACCAAAATAACCAGATCAAACAAGGTCAAATCCAATTTGCCAGGCCAACAATGCGTACCTATCCAGGCAGATTTTGGAAGAGTCAAATGTTTTAACTTGTCTAGTATTGCACTTGAATTATACTCAACCAGTACAGAATCAGCATCTCCAATTTTTCCTATTGAATGATTAATAGATCCTACGCCACCATTGACAGCAATATCAGAAAATGTATTATTCAATATATCGCAAAGTAGCCCACCACAGGTATAGTGCGGAAAACAAATTAAATTCATGATTGTTTTATCTGTCCCAGTAACTGTTTTAATTTGGCACTTTGCACATCTGCGGTGACTCGACCTATTTCGCCAGTGTTGCTATCCACAGATTCTCGATTGATCATTGTGCTTTTTGCCTTGATAGTATCAAGCAAATTGCTTTTGGCAAACGAATTAACCG